GCTCCCATGGAAGGCGGGCACGGTGAGGACGGTCGCTGGGCCGATAAGATGCGGGCGCTCGGTGTTCTGAAAACGGAACACTATATCCCGGACAAGATCATGTACTACTACCTCTTCCGCAACGGGAAAAACCAGGGTGCGATTTGCCCCAAATGTGGCCGCGACTCAACCGTGATGGTGGAGGTGGGCACGCACTGTAACAATTGCGGCCACATTTTCAATCTTCGTGATGCGGAACAGAAGTCTTGTCTGTGGTTTTGAGTAAGGGATATTCCTCGCCGTCCACGGTGTGAAAATCGCAGACGTACGCGGGATCGACCGGCGAATCATCTTCGGGGCGGAAGATTTCGCAAGTGTGGAACTTATCTGTCACACGCTCGAAGAAGTGAATGCAGGTTCGACAAACCTCTTCGCCGTCGCCGTCCCGGTACGCAACCTCATCCTCATCAAATTTGTAAGGGCGATTTTCGATTAGTCGTAAGTAGGATTCCTTGGTCACTGTTGCCATAGAGAGTCTGCTCCATCTGCTCGCCATATTGCGCGAGCGTCCATGCAATTGATCGGTCGATTAGGCTGCCAAGATTCCACCCCTCAATGCCGAGTTGCTCCGGGATGATCTCGACGGGAGGTGGCGTCCAAATCTTGTTGCGGGCCATGTCGAAAATCTTCCGGTGGGGATCGAAGGCGAGCGCGACCGGCGCAGCGGAGAGAAACTGCATGAATCTTCGTCGAGAGAGTTCCATCTAGTGAATCTCCTGGGGCGGAATTTCCACGTCGGACGGCCTAGATCGCGCTTTAATTTCGAGAGCCGCGATCTCTTCCTCGGTGAATTGTGGTTCCAGGGAATCCTGGATTGCCCTGCCGAACGGCAATCCGCACTTACCGCAGAATCGATCCGCCTTGTCTCCCATCGCGCCGCACACGCATTTTTGAGGAGTGACGAGCTTGTCGCCGTCGTCCCGGCAGAATTGATCTCCGATCCTGGGCGTCCTATTGCAGGATGGGCAGGCGAGACCTGATCCGGGCGCAGGGGTGGGCAGCGGAGCGCCTTTTCGGTTCCACGGATGTGCTGGACACATGCATCGGCAATCCTTGTCCGCACAGGCTTCGTGGTGGCCTTGTACGCACGCTTCGCTATAACCCGGCAAGTTTCAATTCCTTCTTGTTGTTCTTCCACAGTTCCAAAGTTATGGTGCGGCACAACTTGCATTCGGTGCGTCCATCCTTGCATATCCGCAAATTATTTCCAGAGCGTTCATGCCCACGAATACAATGAGATTTCTTCTTGAAGAATCCTGGATTCCTTCCTTTCGAGGCCATATCTTTCTGATTATCGGATTGAGTTCCGATGAATAAGTGTTTCGGGTTAAAACAAGCAGGATTGTCACAACGATGCAGGACGTGAAGATCGGATTTCAAATCGTATTTTAAATAAAAATGAGCAGACAATCTGTGGCAATATTCCTTTCTGCCAAAGTAAGTCATTACACCGTAGCCTTTCTTGTTTATAGTTCCTGTCCAATTCCAGCATCCAGTAACGGGATCGTAGCGATTATTTGTAATAAATCAGGTTCCATTACTTCGTGGGGATAGCTGGCGATTCATTAGATATTCCGGTCTTTTCCAAAACGTGCATGCTGCTTGCGTTCTATTTGGGTTTTTCATCCACGCCCTCAGCTCTTTTTCTTCCCATCCATCTAACGCGAGCAGCAAAACGAGCTTTGGCTCTATTCGCGGCTGATTTCTTGGGACTCGACACCCGCCCCCCGGCAGCGCCTCGACATGACAAGCAAGGAAAAGCCTTCATATGCACACTGCATATCCCGTTGGTTTTGGTTCCGCGACCCATGATGCCCAACGTACACCAGGATTGAATTGCCGGGTAAATGTATACAAGTAAAATCATTAACAGACTAAATATCTAGTCATAAATGTCAACTTTAATGACTTTCTCTGGACGCGGATGTAGATTGCGGGCGTGCCCAACTTACCTCCATGCGGAAACGCTCTTGCCGGAACTTGTGAACGGTCAGACGTTTACCTGTCCCGTGAAACGGATGTCGCGTACGTCCTGACCTGCCGGACATGCAAATCAATCAACGTGTTTCCTAAAGAGCGGGACGAAAATCTTGGGCGTTACCAGAATCACCTAAAGCATGTTGCTGCCCGTGAAGCGCAGGTACGATTTGAGTCAAGCCGACCAGCGTACGGCCTTCCAGTGGAGAAAACTTAATGGCAATGTCCCCAGAACAACGCACGGCAACTTCATTGCGTATGAAGGAGAAATGGCAAAAGAAGAAAGCTGAGGCTGGGGAAATTCCCACCGATCCAGCGATTCGTGAGGCGATGGCCAAGGTGCCGATGAATGCTGTCGCAGAGGTTAGTACGCACGAAATCTTTCGTGGTGAGCCTGTCCCACTAATTAGATTACTGCCGAGCACGATTGCCGTGGATGTGGACTGGGAACACATCCCCATGCAGGAAGGCCAGCAATTTTACGCGCACCTTAAAGCGGAATTCGAGCGCGCCGGTAAAATCCTGAACGCGCGGTCGATGCAGCGCACCTCCGGCTACACCTGCTTCATGTGCAAGAAACACTTCGACGGCAATCCCGGCTTCACCGATCACAGCTACGTCGATCTCAAGACGGGACTTTCCCCGCGTGTCGATTGCTGCGGCGAGTTGTGCGTCATCAACTACAACGCCATGCGGATCAACGAACGGCATCAACGCAACGTCGCCCAAGCCCAGCAAGAGCGAAATGGCTAAGACTCACGATCCCTCCTGGATGGACCGCTCGCGCACCCTGCTTTCGCGATTGCCCATAAAATCTCGTGAGACGCACGCGATGACGCCGTTCCATTTCTTTCCCAGCCAGGAAATGCGCTTCCAGCGGATGCGCGAACAGTGGCGCAGGGAAGGCCATGTGCGGATCATCGATCTCAAAAGCCGCAGAGTTGGATTTTCCTCACAGACAGACGGTTTTTTCTGGACTCGCGCGATGGGTTTTTCGAACCAGAACATCAAGATCGTTGCTCACTTGGCGACGAGCGCCGAGGAATTGTTCCGCGTCCCGAGTGATCTTTCCAAGGCGTATCCCGAATTCCCGATGGAAGACATTCAGCAAAAGAGAATCTATTTCCGGCACTTAGGCGGCGATAGCCATGTGAGCGTGGCGACGGCGGGCACTCCTTCGGCGGGACGTGGTGGAACTCTTTCGGCACTACATCTTTCCGAAGCCGCGAAATATTACGACCCGGAAATCTTTACCGCCATGATCTCCTCGGTTGCCAAGGGGCCGGGAAGCATGATCGTGATCGAATCGACGGCCAATGGACGCGAGGGTCCGGGAGAGGCGTTCTTCGAATACTGGAACGATGCGGTGGCCGGAAAGAACGGATACATCGCGAACTTTGCCGGATGGCTGGAAGACCCGGCCTTTATTCGGCCTGAAGAGGAAGCGGAAGATGCGCCGCGCGACGACCTCGAAAAAGAGTTGATGGCGAAACCTTACAATGCCACGCGCGAGCAGATCGCTTGGATGCGCCGCACCAAGGCGGAAGATTGCCTGAACATTGAGACACGTTTCCTGACGGATTTTCCGCACTGTCCCGAGGTGGCGTTTCAGATCAGCGGTGATCCGGCGCTGCCGCGAGAAGAACTCGCTTACGCCCGATCCACGGTTCACCCTCCCCTGGGCCGGGGGAAGTTCTACCGGGCAGGACCGGGGCGAATTGAGTTCCACCTGGACGACAACGGTCCTGTGTTTTTGTGGCGCTACCCGTACAACGAAACAAAGAAGCCGGATGGCATGCACTACTTCGTGGGTGCGGATGCGGCGCTTGGGACCGAGGAAGGCGACTTTACGGCCTATTGCTGCCTGTGCGGAGAGACGGGCGAGCTGGCCTGCCGGTTTGCGGAGCGCGTTCCCCCGGAGATTTTGGCGGATCAGCTCGATATGTGCGGGCATTTCTACAATCGCGCGATGGTGAACATCGAACTGACCGGCAACCTCGGTCGCTGGGCGCTCAAAGTCCTGCGTGACACCTACCGTTACCCAAACATTTACACCTGGAGGGGCCGCGACGACAGGAAGCGCGGAAAGAGCCGGAGCATCGCGCTCGGCTTTGAAATGAATCAGGCGACCCGGCGATTGATTATCGATGCCATGCGCAGCGGAATCCGCATGGGAATGAATTTCCAGCCTGGAGGTCTTGTCATCAACGATGCCGCTCTCATGAATCAGATCGATGGTTTGACGATCAAAGAATGGCGCTGGGAAATTCGCCGGGATCACGACGACATTTGCGTTGCTTATGCTATTGCGTGCTTGACACGAGAACAGTATCCGCCCGCCCGCATGAAGTTTGCGCCGAAGAGTACATACGAGCCACAGAATCCGAGAGAAGTATTGCAGATGCCGATCAAGGAAGAAATCGGGCCGATGATTCAGCGGGAAATGCGCTCCTTCATGAAAATTGCGAAGACGAGAGTGAGGGACCGGCTTGTCGGCATATAACCGGGGCGAGTTGAGTCTGGAAGCGTATTTGGTTCGCATCCTCGCGGCGCTCTGCCGCCAGAACGGTGGCGAGTTGCGGATCAAGGGCGAACTCGTGGATGCGATCAACGAGCCGACCACACTTTTGAAGGACTGGGATACACGTACGCAAGAGCTGGTCTTGCGCACGCACATGGGAAGTTTTGGGGAAGTATTTCGCGTGGTGCCGGAAAAGCAGCCAACCAAGGAAGTGATTGCCGCCGATCCTATAAAAAGAGAGATGGAACAACCAACCCTGTTTCCGGCGAAGGGTTCTACACTCGATGACGAAAAACTTCAGAAACTCGAACGGGAACTGACCAAGCGGCGTGTGGCGAGCATGATCTCTGAAGACCTGCGCAAGCGACAGCGGCAACCGGAGGCATAGTTGGAAAATCCTACCCTACTGCTCACTTTTCACCTGGACACCCTGGAGCTGGACATCGATGCCCCCGCAATCTCCATAGATTTCGCACTTTCCTTACTGGATCGAGCCAAGCGACTCCTTGAAGCCAAGGAGAAATTCATGATGGCGCAGCAGTGGCGCACGAACGAAGGGATGTTTACGAGGGTGAAGCTTCCATGAGTGAAGAAAACGCGGCGGAAATCTACAAACAAATCTGGGCCAAATTTGCAGCCGACCGGAAGGTTAGCCGAACGACTGCCTACGCGAATTTACAACAAGCGCTTGCGGAGCACGCTTCCGATCTCGTCCCATTTTTTTTTACCGCAAAAGAACATTTAAGCGTGATCGGTGACGTGGAGCAATGGGCCAAGAACGATAAGCCCACGAATATCAACCCCGTGGAAGCGGTCGCGGACTGGCTCTCCGGCAAGGGACCGGACCTCTCCCGCATTTCCATGATTAAGGAGGGGCTACAGTGACCCCTCAGTGCCGGTACTGTCATCGGACGATGCAACCGAATCCAGCAATGAGCACGGAGACGGTGAAGCAGTACATTTGTGGCTGCCAAGGATTCATCTATTCCGTGAATATGCCCACCTGGAAGCCGCCGCTCGAACCTCATTCTCGCCGCCGATAAGTAGCCATAAATGTCAACTTTAATGACTTTCCACTAAAAGTGCGGGACACTCTCGCCGAATGAGTGTGTCTTACATTCCCGCGCCCTTCCTCGTTGGTGACGAAAAGAAAAGCGCTTCCTTCCCTGGTGACCGAAAAATATCGAAACAGCTCGACGAACTCCAGCGCATGTCCAAAACGGAGCGCGAGCAGAAGCAAGGTCCAAACCACGGCGAGGAAATGCGCCAGCTTTACAACCTAAATTACTATCCCTCAACCGCCGTCCCTTCCTTTCGTCCCCGCGTAATTCTCCCCGAAGCGCAATTCCTCATGATGTGCGAGGCGACCGACCTCACCAACGACACGCCCAAGGTCTACGTTTCGGTGAACGGCAAGGCAGACGAGCAGCGGGAAAAAGCGTTTGCGGCGGCGTGGCGTCTAGGAATGTTCAACAACCGCATCTTCGAAGCGGTGTTCTGGTCGCAATTCGTGAATCCCTCGTTCCTTAGCATGGGCTGGAACGCGGAGGCGCGCAGCGGGAAGGGCATGCCGTGGATCGCTTCTGAGGACCCGGACTCAATCTTCCCCGATCCGCACGCGAGGGATGACCGCACCTGGGCGTACGTCATCAAGGAACGATATTTCTACGTCGATGAAATCCGCCGCATGTTCCCGGAAAAAGGGAAATACGTCAAGATCGGCGGCGGCTACGACGACTACGAAGAGAATGAGATGGAAGGGTCGAGCTTCGATCTCGGGATGGAGCTTCCCCCTGGACCCTTGCGCATGGACGCCCCGGAAGGATTTGAGCATCAAAAGAATGGGCCGCGCGTACGGCTACGCTATGCCTGGATCAGGGACTACGCACGGGAATCGATTAAGGAAATCGCCGGGGAGCGCACGGCGCAGGGATTTGAGCTGGTCGTGCAGCCGAACTTTAAGTGGAGGTTCCCCAATGGACGATTCATCGTGGAATGTAACGGAATTGTTCTGGCTGACGGCCCAAACTTTATTCCAAAGCTTCCTGAAGATGATTTTGGCACTTTTCCTTTTGTTGGCATTTGGTCTATGCCTCATCTCGGTAGCTTGTATGGCCCTCCTCCGATCCGTTACGTCAAAAGCCCCCAAGACATCGCCGAGCGAATGTACACCCAGCTCATCGAAAACATGATCCGCACGAACAATGTGCAGTGCTGGATTCCGCGTGACGCGAACATCGACATCGATGCCTACGGCGGGTTGCCTGGAGAAGTGCAAGTGTACGACGGGGACAAGCCTCCGACCATGAGTTCGCCGCCGCAGCTCCCGCAGCACATGACGCAGATACCGGAACTGCTTTTGCAAAAAGTGGCGCGGTATTCGGGCAGCACCGCCGAACGGCAGGGGCAGGCGGGCGGAGGGAACATTTCGCCGGAACTGTTTGACGCCGCTGTATTTCAGGGTCAGACGTTTGTGCGCATGAAGGCGCGCCTCTTGGCTGAGTCTTATCAGCGACTTGCGCGCATGATTTTCTACACCATGGCGCGGTTCAAACGCTCGGAAGACATGATGGTGCCGGAGCGCAAAAAGCAGAAGCCGTGTTCCTGGCTTCCGATTCCCGACAGCGCGGAATGCGATTTGGAGCTTGATCCAGTTTCGCTCCAGGCAATGTCCAGCACCATGATGAAGAACATTGTGATGGCGCTCTCGAAAACTGGCGCGCTGCCGCCGAAGTTTATCTTTGAAACGCTTGGGCTGCCCCAGGCGGAGCAACTGGCCGAGGACGCGCAGCACGCGCAGGAACTTGCCGCCGTCGCTCGGTTGAGGAAGCCGCGATGATGCAGGGCGAATGGGTTCGTGTCGGCGACGCTGCTCGTTACTACCAGACCACCACGCAGACGATTCGAAATTGGTGTAAGGCGGGCCTTCTCGTGCGCGTCGGATGCCGCGTGATGCGCGATCCAAAGGGCCGCTGGCGCATTCTCCTCCCTGAACGTCTCAACTAAAAAACGCAAAAGAAGCAAACCGGCATCTTGCGGTCCCTGTTCGTCACGTTCAGTGTCTGTGCGTGCAACATCGATTTGAACTGGTTCACCTCGAAGAACACGTCCTTCCCGACTG